AATAACTTCATTCAAAATAGTACCATCAACACCAACACACTCTTCTACCAAGCCGCCATGACGACGCTTACCACGAGAACTTTCACGAGCCGCAATATTATCAAAATAAGAACCATTCTTAAACATATAAATACAATAGTCCTTCATTTGACGAGTCTTGCCTGGCCGCAAATCTAGCTCTCGTTCAAAAGCTGGTACAAGAGTGCAAATTTCATTCACTTTTTCTTTTATAATACCCGCAGCTTGCTCTTTACCACCAGAAGTAACAAACAGTTTACTTCTTGGGTATAAAACGCATCGACACATAAGAATCATTACTGAAAGAAATGATTTTGAATAAGCACGCGGGAATACCATGTATACATATTTATATCGCATAGCCGCACGTAAAAATACTCGTTGATAAAAATAAAATTTTAATTTTTTCTCTCTGGAAGAATCACCGCCATCTTGAAGAAAGTCGATAAACATATCAGGGTACTCTCTCCAGTAGGCAATGTAATCACGCAAATAAGGTTTAATAGCTTCAATACGTTCTTCAGATAACCCAATCTTTCGTTTTTTACTATTGGATAAATCCAGAAGGTCCTATAACGCCATTATAATTCTCCCTCTTCAAGTAGAGATTTGAGATAATTATTATCAACTTCTTCATCTTCTTCTTCCATGTCATTTAATTCCATGAAATCTTCATCAGTAAGAAGTGACTCTCCATCTCCACCAAAAAGTTCATTTTCTAAGGCTTCATCATCGTCAGCAGCTTCAGCCTCGAATTCATTCTCTTTCTCTTTTTCTTGCTCAATTTGACGAAGAGATTTCTCAATCATAGAACCAAGGTTCATTTCTTCAAGAACTAGAGAACGAGTGTATTTTTGCAAATCTTCCAGAGTGCGGTCTACCTTATCCTACGGGCCATCGGTATAATATCGTGGAATAAAACCATCTTTTTCACAAATTGCAACTAACTCAGAAATTGAATCAACATATTCGCCAGACTCAGCCTTATTCTAAGCTGCGGTAAATTTACCAGACTTCATAAGCATATCATACATTTTACTAGCCTTCTGAGCGCCGTCGATATCTCCAATATCTAACAACTAATTTGTTTTCAACGATGTCTTACAGACCATTTTCAATGTATCAATATGACCAGCAGACTAAATATCATAAGATTCCATCATATCATTATAAAGCTGTTCAAGTTTAATCCATTCTTCTGGTTTGTAAGCTTTACCCCATTTAAGTCTAAGATAAATGCGGTCTTCGTCTGTTAAATCCATACCAAGGTCATCATCTCCACCACTTTGTTCAGCAAAGTAATCTTCGCTTCCAGACGCGGCGTACGGGTTGGACGGACTGTCCGCATATTCAGGTTCTTCTAAAGGTTTTTCTGGCATTTCAAAAGTAGCTTTATTAATAGCTTCTGAAATTTCCTACGCGCTATAACCCTAACGTTTCATAGTAGTCTCAATTTTATTATTAGCCAGCTCTTGCAAATATTCATTATCTTTCCAACGATAATCTTTATATTGCTTGAGTTTCATTTTAGAAAGATAGCGTCCTATAATAGTCATACCAGTAACTTTAGATCTATCTTTTCCGTATGTGGCTAATGTTTTGTTCCATTCTTCTGGAACGTAAGGCACATCAATTTCTTGTAATATCCATAAATAAGTATCTGGGTTCCAATTGTCAACATGCATAGTCATACATTTTTTACATTGGGGCAATTTCCCCTCCGGATACTTTTCCAGATTATTAGAAGAATAGAATTCGCTGCCTCTCATAGTACGATTGCATTTAGTACAATAGAACTATTGATTATTTAAATCATCAGCCATAATTCATACCCTCTTTCAAAAATTAAACTTTCTTTTTGTTACGACAACACTTGCAAATACTATACCATCCATCTTTACTTGTTTTATTTTTTGAAAAGTATTTATTATTGGCTAATTTGATTTGTCCACACCTACTGCATCTTTTATACACACCTTTTTCCTCTTGAAGATAATGCCAATTTAGCCATTCATCTTCAGCGGCGGCCGCAATTAATCCGGGGATTTTTTTACGCCATAATGAGGAAATATATTCAACGCTATGCTTTATGCCAAACTCAAGCTAAAGTGTTTCCTAAATATCAATATTTTGCATACCATCAATTTTGCATTCAACTAAACGCATGTAAAGTGGATAGGGAGCTAAGGCTTTATCGCAAATGTTCTCAAAATCATGAATTATATACCAAGTATTACTTTCAAAATTACTATAACTATCTTCTTTTAGTTTGGAATAATTACATAAGATTGCCGAACATACTTCAGGATTTAATAAAGATACTCCTTTAGTTTGAATAGTACCATCTTCATCTATCCACTCTTCGCCATCTAAATTGAGGGCATTACGAGTATGTGTAATTTTAGTTAAGGTAATTGGACGACGATAGGCATTTTTAATAACGTACTGGTCTTTCCGCAATTCAATTAAAGTCTTTTTAATAATAAATGCATCTTTACCAGTCGCAGTTTTTAACTTTTCTTCCCAAATACCAATAGCTTCACGCAATTGGCGTAATGGCTAAATTTCTTCTAAATCTTTTTTAGTTATTGTTACTTTTGGTTGGAAAATTGTATTTTTATTATCTGTAATTAAATTATATATACCATCTTCGCCATTCTCAAACTGGGAAACGAGTCCTTCAAATGAAGTCTCACGCTTATTCACTGTAACCAAACGGTTATCAGTCAAAATCTTGCGCTCCTTTTTCTCTTGTTTCTCCATACAAAGAATTAAGTAATCAGCAAGAATTTCCAGATATTTCTCGTTGGGCTCGGGATTCTCTTCCAATATCTATTTGACTAACTCGTTTCTTTCTTCTGGAGTTTGTAAAGAATAATCTAGTTTAATCATTATTTACCTCCAGTCTTCATAAATATATTATACCAGAAAAAATTGCGATTGTCAAGTTTTGTCCGAAGATCTATTGACATTTTTTGAAAATTATTATATAATATTATTAGAAAATTAAGAGAGATTAAAAAAGGAGACTTATATTATGAATAAATACATTCGTTTTACGCGGATTCAGCTGGCCTCATGGCAGAATAGGGGGCGCTGACCGCATGTTTTCTAAGTTTTTAATCTGGATAATGAAGAAAATGGCAAAGATTAAGGACATTGAAGAATTTCCTTGTAAAAAGGTAATTACTATTGTCCAATTTGAAGCTCCATTCACGGGAACGTATGTTGATTTATCAGCGTATGAAAAGCATGGTATTGCTTTGTATGTACTTTGCCAAGAAGATCCTCCGGGTCTAGACGAGATTGGCTATCTTTTGGTTAATCAGCAAAATAGGGAAGAGGAGGGTAAGGAAGGCGATATTAATTTTATAGATTCTGTAGTAGATGATGCAACTCTTGTACGGGTGACGCACAAGAATGGTGATGTAACTTGGGATATTGTTCTTCCGGATAACTAATGAATTGGTGGAGACTAATCGCGGTGTTGCTATGGGTAACCATGAGTACACTATCTATTTCTAGTTATTTTGAAGCTATCGCTTCTGTTGAAGAAAAATGGAAGAAAGGAATCGCTTTTTTAGTATTTGCGGTCGGTGGACCAGTTTTCGCAATTTATGATTTTTTATATATGATACTTGATTTGGTCCTGCCTGAAGGCTGGGATGATGATGACGATGACCCTACGGGTCATCCATAATTAAAAAAGGAGATAATACATGGATACTAATAAAGATAAAGATTGTATGGAGGATCTGCGGGAAGTGGATAATCTGCACCGTACAATTGATGGACTTAATGAGGAAATTGATTGGATGGAGGAGCAGATTGATGATCTTGAGCTGGAAAATAAAGCCTTGAGAAAGATCATTGCGGAGAGCTTTAATAAAATGCTTGAGCGCAAAAAGAAAGAAGTTAATGGAATGGCTCCTTGGGAAGAATATGACGAGCTGTGGCCGGCAGGCGGAATAGAGTGAGGCGCGTATGAGAATTTGGAAATGTGATAGATGCGGTAAAGAATGCCATCCTTTTACAACGCAAGATGGATTATTTTTTGAAGATCCTCCGCATGAGGAGCTGACAGATTATGATCTTTGTGAAGAATGCTATTATGAAGTAATAGATTTTTTGAAACATCCACCTAAGTGGAGGGATTTTGATAATGCTCCTGAGATTGGTAAGAAAATTATTAGATGGTCGCCAGATACAGATGAAACAATTGTTGAAGTCTGGGATGCAGAACATCAGAAAAAGTGGATGGGCGGATGTTACCGCATGTATAAATGGAAGTACTGGGAAAATATCACTAGAGGAAAATAATTCCTCGCTTTTGGGAGGATTAGAGATTTTGGAAGGAAATGAAGAGGAAGAAGGGACCCAATTTCTTTTTTCCCGTAATTATAGGTGGGGGAGTACTTTTCCTCTTTCTAGCAAAAGTTTTGTAGAAGTGATCGTAATTTGGTAAAAATAGTTGGGGATAGAGATTTTCGTGATCGAGAATGAAAATGGTTTTGGGGATTATATGGGCCAGAGCAAAATTTTCGGCTTCTCGAAAAAATTTCAAATCCCAAAAACCACCCGC